CTCAATTAACTATTAAGTTCCCGGTACAACAAATGCAACACCAGCGTTATCACGTAGCTCGCCAACACCGTAAATTGTGTCACTTGTAAACAAGTCACCAAGATACTGCTGTTGATATTGAGTCTGTGAACGTACACCGACTTGTTCCGCTAGAGCTAGAGCGTCTTTGTGCATTAAGCACCCGACTCTATCTGTAGCGGTACTAGCTGTTGTAGTAGTAGGACAGTTAGAACTAATGAACACATCTACACCGAGATTTGTCCAATCTTACCAGTTCTAATAGCATCACCAGAACCAATGAACTGTTGTTCAGTGAATCTGTTAATACCTAACATATCATTAGCACAGATAGGCGGAACTACTAATGAACGATTGTCCATAGGAACATCCGCATCATCTAGTTTAAGAATCAATGCTCTGATTCCAGCATCCGTAATGTCTGCTGCGTTAGATGAGTTACCTGTATAGAAAGATGCACCAGTTGAACCGATGTATGCTTTCTCCCAAGCTGCTGCAGTAGAACCACCTACTGTTCCAGCTTGTAAACCTTCCCATAATGTAACTAGGTCAGTGTCCACCTGCTTAGCAAGCGAGTAGCCAGCATCATCAGTGTAGAACTTACGAAGCGAGCTTAGTGCTTGTACTTCTGTTATATCTTCGATTAGCACTGAATATTCATAGTGCTTGTTAATTGAAAGTGCAGTATTATTATGAGTGTCACTCTGAATTTTTACTGCTGTGTTTGCTGCTTTAGCTGTCGCCGAACCACGTACAGGTGTTGGGATATTTATTGTATCACCTTTCTTACCTTTATGATTTAAGCGAGTAACTAAATTAGCGACCACCAAGTTTGATTTATACGCAGCGATAGTTTCATCAGACCAGATTTCTGGGATGAACGTAGCGCCGGTAGTAACCGTTTGATGGTTAGTGCCGATTGCACCTGTAGCCATTTTGTACTCCTGTTATAGTATTATCAAATTATTTAACTCTTCCTTCAGCGTAGGCTTGGTATATTTCATCAGCTAAGTCAGCATATCTATTAGGGTCTGTTTGTTTAAGACGTATTAAGTCTGCCCTTCGATATGTCTTCTTACCTGCTGTAGAATCAGATGAACTTCTTGATTCGGTCTTACCAGTTTTTAGATTCTTTTTTCTTGTAGCTGCTTGTTTTTCCTTAACTTCAGCAGTCTTATCAATTATAGAGCGCTCTTTCCAGTGCGTTAATAATTCATCGGCTGCTTCGTAATTATAACTATCAGCTTCTCGAAACAAGTTCGTTCTAAATTTACTAGCTTCAACCCAATCTTGAAAACCTGTATCTTGTATAATGTCTACGTAATCTGGATGAGTTTGTTCCAATTGTGCCTTACTAGTATCTTGTGATTGTCTAGCTTGGAACTCTTGAAACTCCTGAAACCTCGGATGTTTTTCTATTAACGAATTAACCGCTTTACTGGGGTCGTCATAAAAATCTTCTTCTGGTTCATCGTTTGAGTTTTCATATTGACTTGTCTGTGGACCATTGCGTGATATTTCAGCTTGAAGGAAGGAGTCAGATAGTTGTCTTAACTCTCCAATCTCTTGGCTTTTACGACCAAGTTCTTGTTCTAAGTTCTGATAACTCTTAACTATATCTTCTACACTTTTATTAGAGAATTTATCCGGTACTTCAAAAGCAGGTTCTTCTGTTTCTGCTTCTCCCATACTTAGGGTTTCATCTAATTCTACTGTGTTTTCTACCTCTGTATCCGCAGATTGTTCTGCAGGGTCTACTATTATATTGCTCATATCATTTGTCTCCGTCCTGTTAAGGATTATGAAGTGTAAAAAAGATGACGCTAGTTGTCTAGTTCTGTCATCGTTGCTTTTGTTGCGTCTTCTAAAACAATCATTTGCCTTAGAATTGACAACTGACCTCTGGCGAACCATAAGTCTTTTTCGTTATCAATAGAATCTAATCTTTTAACTGAGTTAGACATAACCTTTAATTCTTCAATAAGGTCTGCCCATCCTTCAGTTTCTAATAAATCAATTCTATCTCTATAA